GATGGTCGCCGCAGTAGGTGTAGCAAACGCCGTCTTAGTGGCGTTGGCTGTCCAATACTGGTTAATTGTTGCGGAGCCACCAAGAGCAAAACCAAACGAGCCAGAGGACGCAGACATGGACGACAGGTTAAATTGGCACTCAAATTCAAAAGTCCCAACTGGCAAAGTCACAGCGCCGTTTGTGGTTGCATTGAAAATTTGTTGCGCCGCAGTTGTCGATGTAAGCGTGTAGTTTGAGTTTTGCAGAATGAACTGCTCCGTCATCCAAACGCCACGGGTGCTGGCTGTTGTCGTAAGGTAAGCAACAACGCCATCGTATTCAACCGAACCAGCCACAGGCGTTGTCAAGTTTGTACCAGCGTTCATCAACATTGGCTGAACTGATGATGTGCCTGCTGACAAGGAAACCCTAGTGAACGACCCCAAATTTGGAGTTGTTGCGCCGACTGTTGCGTTCACAGCACCACTGGTTGAGTTCAGTGACGTGAAAGTGCCAGCGGCTGGAGTAGTGCCGCCAATGACAGAATTGTTGATTGTGACTCCAGTGATGGAGCCGCCCGTAATTGCCGCGTTTGCGGGGAAGTAAGCCAAAGAAATCCAAGCCGTTGTGCCATCGCCAATCTTCAATAGTTTGGTGTTTGTCTCATAGCCGATTTCACCCGCAAGCAACACTGGGTTAGCTGTTGTCCAGTTTGCCGCCGTATCGTTACGGTATTGAATTTGAATTGCCATTATGTTGCTCCGCCACAGTTAAGATAAAGAGGGTTCCACACGGATGTTGTTGCAGAACCACCATCAAGATTTGTCAAGTCTAAACCAAAAGTCCCAGAAGTAGGGTCTACCCAACTAGGCTGACCAGTGGCTCCAGACACGAATGTTTGACCAGTATTTCCCACTGGAGAAAACGCTGTCACGCTTGATGCGGACTGGTAAACAATTTGACCCGCAATACCGCCAGCAATACTTGCGGCAGTTACCGCCGCAGGGGCGGCAACCCATGTGTAATTTGTCCCGTTATAGCCAAGCACCAGACCATTCACAGGGGCAGGAACGTTGCTGAAGCCGCCAGCGCCGTTACCAGCCAGAATGTAGTTGTTAAGAGGCGTGGGCAAGACGTAATCTACCCCCGCGACTGCGGCGGTCATTGCGCCCGCGCCGTTGCCCTTTACGATGCCAGTGATGGATGTTGAGCCAGTACCTCCGTTGGACACGTTCAACGTACCAGCCATTGTCAGCGTGCCAGAGGTGGTGATTGGGCCACCCGTGAAGTTCATGCCAGTGGAGCCACCAGAGGCGTTCACACTGCTCACCGTAGCCGCCGCACTTGCAGAGGATGCAAGCAAAGACACCACGCCAGCACTGTTCTTGACGTACAGCTTCAGGTCAGCGACGTTGACTGCTAACTCACCAGCGGCAAGATTCCCTGCCACTGGCACATTGGTAGCCGTGGAACTGTAGTAGGTTTGAATGGGTGTAAAACCAGCCTGAGCCATATTTTTCCTTAATCTTTATTCGAGAACCTTACCGCCGTAAGGTATCCCACCAGTGTCGCCATCAATGGGGGTGTCAGGACGCGCAAACCGAAGGTTAATCCTTTCGGTTTTTCGAGCCGCCAAGCGGTAAGGGTCAAGGGTGTCCCAACAGCCGTCGCCACAGACGCGGAGCCCGGGGGAGTTCCCATCGGGCCTCAAATCCACATACGGCTTCTTCATCTTGCACCTATCGCACACCGCGATTGCAAGTGAAGTCATCCCTGTTGTGTCTAAGAAGGTAGGCATCCCTTTACCTCGTGTACACGGAAATGTTAGGGGCGAAGTAAATCGGTGACTTGTCGCGCTCTTCCTGCTCTGCCTCGTACAGGTACTTCTCAGCCATCTTCTCAAGATAGCCAACCCTGTCCATTGCAACTTGCGGGAGTTCGAGGCTCATGCGGTGAGCCAGCATAAAAATAACCGCCTCGTACCAGCGCTGAGGAATCTGCAACTCGTCAGTCAAAGCGCCCACGTCCATGATTTGGCTGGAGTACCACACCGTCATTTGAACAAAAGGGTTGCTTGGAGTGGGCCAGAGATAAATCGTTGGGCTTGGGATTGTGCGGTCGAACCAAAATTGGTACGGCTGGTTTGCGGTGAAGTTCTTGTTTGGTAGGTTGGTGTAGTCGTCGCGGTTCAGGCGAGACATCATCACCTCGGTGCTGTTGGTTCCGATGTACCACTCGCGCAGGGCCAAGGTAGTGCCACCAGAGGCGACGATGCGGTAGTACCCCACCGTTTGCCCCGGGTCTATGTCAGTCCACACCCAAATGTTGTCCGTTACGGGCGTCGCCCCAAGGTTCTCAAGGGTCACCCAAGTTATTCCGTCCGTGGAATACTGAAGCGCAATGTTCCATGTAGCCGAACCACCACCAGCAATGTAGGGCAAAAACCCGATAGAGCCAGCGTAGATAGGGTTTGTAGCGCCGTAAGAGACCGTAAAACTGCCATTTGCAGAAGTCTGCTGGCAGTAGGTGTCCACGTCGTTATCAGCAAGGTTTGCGACCACACCACCAGCAGATGACGTATAGACCCCATCAGGGCGCGTCATAGTGCGGTACAGCACGTTTAAAGTGTCCACAGCACCCGCAGGTAGCGTGTACTGGTATTTGTCCGCTGACAGCCCTATAACCTCTTTGCTGATGCACCAGTATTGGATGCCACGGTTGATGAGGTTGGACAAAAGGAAGCCAAGTGACTGACGTGCGGACAAGACCTGCTCAGAAGTCAGTTCTTCAGCCAGCTTGCCACAACGACGAGCGCCGTGGTCAATCAACGTCTGTACGTTGTATGTCTGTCCGTAGGTGTCAGAATACGCCATCTCTTTTCCTTACCAACTAGGGCAATTCCACCGCTTCAGCGACGCTTTAGCGCGTGGTGCGTCCCCTTTTGCATTCTCCACAACACCGCTCATGCGTGCGCAAAAAGAGTCTTTTCGAGCGCCACCTTGGGGCTGTGGAGCCTTTAAATTGCTTCCCGTCTCACGGTTGTATTTTGCCCGACCTTTGGCAGTTAATCCAGCGCCTTTTTCAACTGGCAACTTCTCGCCACGACCGACTGCAAGATTAACTTTTTTTTTGGTCATTTTACTTTGGCGGTTTTTGCTGACTGTTTGAAGTCTTGAAAAGTTGGCGCACCTTTGCTACCCACTCGCCGCATTTTTTCGCCAGAGCCTTCAGCGATTCTTTCACGCTTTGCATGAATGTTGTCATACAGACCTCCCCCTTTAAACTTCTTGCCCTCATCAGCCTTGGCAAACTCTTTGCCAACCTTTTGAGAGATGCCCACCTTCTTGGCAAACGCAGGGTTATGTGCGACCGCCGCCATCAAATTGTGCTGGGAAGGTGATTTGCTTGGCATGATTAACCGCAGAAAATTGTGACTGCCGCCGCAGTTGGCAACGTCACATGAATGTTGGTTGTGAAGCGGATGCCGTTCCCGGGCAACAGCGTCGAGAATGGGTTGGTTGGCGTAGCAGAAACATTGACCCGCAAACGAACCGTGCCAGATGCGCCGCCATCGCGAAACACAATCTCGCCAGCAGTACCGCCAGTCAACAATTGATACCCACCAAGGTTAGTCGCGCCAGCGTAAATTACGCCCGTTGTATCCCTATGCTCTGAAAATACATTCGTCAATGTTGACATTTCAATCTCCAATTAGAAGCGGGGGCCGTAGCCCCCACTCGTTTTCAACAAGCACGTCCGCCGCGCTTTTTACCTACTGGCGACACTGTCACAGACCTTTCGGTTTCTGTAATAGCGCCTTGCCCACGACCCATTCTGCGCCGTGCCTCTTCCAAAGGACGAGGATTAAAAGAACCAGAAGGGTCTTTCTTAGCATCTTCCACAAGGCGTTGCATTGCGTTTCTTTCCGCATCATTTACAGGGCCTTCACCACGAACCGCATTACGCGCCTTGTTGTAAAGTTCCTTAACCATGCTCAGAGGGTTCATCGCCTCCTCTAACTCACGACTTGCTTTGTCGCTGGCAGATTTTGGGTCTACTTTGTTTTTGTCAAAGAAACGCTCATCTGGAGTTGGAGAGCCACCACTCTGCATCTTCTGGTACTTGCTGTAGACATCGTTGGATTGCGCCTTTGCCGACTTCATGGCTGATGCGTTTTCCTTACCGAATGCCTCCATCAAGTTACCTTCAGCGGGAGTGACCTTGCCACCCTTTTTGAAAGTACCAGACAGTTGGTTGATGCGTACAGGTTGCGATGGCTTTTTAGCGCCTTGGGGCATCGCGACGGGTTTGCCTGAATTAACAGTACCCCCCGCCGCGTAGGCTTTTTTTGCTGAACCGCCTTTTTTAAAGCCTCCAGCATTGCCCAACGCGACACCGCCAGTTTTGAAACCACCAGCGTTGCCTAAAGCAACACCACCAGTTTTAAAGCCGCCAGCATTACCAAGAGCCACGCCACCAGTCTTCAGACCTTTATGGCCCTTGCTGGCAGGCTTGGACTCGTGAGACTTCAGTTCTTTCTCAAGACCCTTCATCTTCGACATCTCAGCCTTGTGCATACCCTTGGATTCGCCGCCTTCAGCTTTGCCACCTTTTTTCATTGGAGGCACACCCATTGCTGGGCTAGAAGACGCCATCGCAGGCATTGGCTTCTTGGGCATCATCGCCTTGCGACGTGAGGCCATAGAGGGCTTCATGGGGGCGCGAACAGGAGCATTAACCGCAGGACGACCCACCAAAGCGGGCGTTCCTGACATCATGTCCATAGCACCACCGCCCATAGCCATCTTCTTGTGACCAGCTTCCGCTTTGCCACCTTTTTTCATGTTGACGTGACCGCCTTTTTTCAGTTTTAACTCAACTGAAGGTTCGGTGGTCTCCATCTTGACCATTGGTTTAAATTGTCCCATTTTCTTTCCCCTTTAAGCGAAAGATTTGTAGACAATGGTCACACGAGCCGCGCCTGCTGTAGCCGCTGTACCAGTCTGAGAGAACGTGACAGTTGCGTCAAGTTCAGCAGAGCCAGTGTCAGCCCAAGCGCTATAAACGCCTGTAGTTGCCACGCTTGCACGCCCTGCGCTACCCACGGAAGTGGATGTCACATAAGCGGCGGCTGTACCAGTCTTACCTACCGTTACGGTGTTGGTAGTACCAGCATTAAATGCGGTCGTAACATCAATGTTGATGTCAACGATTTGCGCATTTGCAGGTAGAGTGCCGATGCTCACAGCGGCGGTATCGCTAAAAGCGATAGTCGTTGTGATAGCCGACAACACACCAGCAATGTCAGTTACTGAGTTGTTTGTAGCCATAGATTTCTCCTGTAGCGAGGGGAGCCGAAGCCCCCCTCAATTGGTTTTAGACGCCGGGTGTACCGTACACGGCACGAGGGTCAGTGAAACCAACTTGATAACGCTCAGTAGCTTTGTAGCGCATCGAATCAGTCTCAAAATCGCCTTCCATCGTCTTCTCCAATTTACGACGCATCAGCAACTTCATGCCTTCTGGAGCATCTGTCTGCACCCACCATGCGGTAGATGAAGTCAAACGAGACAGAACAGCCGCGCCTTCGTCAAGCAAGCCAATTGACTTGATTGGGTTGACGTCGTTGTTGCCTGTGCCTGAGCGGAGAACAGATTTCAGCAGAACTTCGGCTTGGAAGACGTTGCCGGGGGCCACAATCAACTGACGTGGAACCAAACGAATCTTCTTACCGTTGTTGTCCACAGCTTGGCGAATCTGAATCAGCATCTGCTCAAGAGATGTCTGGCTCAAGTTTGCGGCAGTGGTCAGCAAGTTGCTGAAAGTACCGTTAACGATGGGGTGTGAAGCACTGTTCAGTGCCACGCCGTCACCGCCGGGGTACGCGCTGTTGAAAGCGCGGTTCAACACGTTTGCCGCCAAAGTCTCTTTGGTCTCAATCAGCGACTGAGCCAAGTGACGGGCGTAAACCTGACCGATACGGATATGGTCGCCATCTTCAACCAACACTTTGGTCAACGCGAAGGCAAGGCCAAACACGTTGTACACATAGCGTTGCAAGAAGAGAACACCACCCTGCTGATACGAAACAGGAGTTCCGTCAGGCAGTTGAGGCGCGGCTCCAAATCCATAAAGGACTGGTTCTTCGTGGTAGTTACGGGGAATACCTTCTTGCTCACGGAATACCCGTGACCATTCATCGG